GCCCGCGCCAGATCAGGCCGAGACGCGAGATCGCGTCATTGGTGCGTTCGATCTGGTCGGCGTCAGCTTCGGAAACGACAACCCCGAAGGCAAGAACATCCTCGGTCGCCTGGCGCAGTGTCGCCGTGTCGATCCGGGTGAACACCAGCGCCGCGCGGTCGCCGAAGAGCTGCGAGGCCACCGCCGCGCGTTCGGCTTCGGGGACAAATTGCCCGAGCGCCTCCTGAATGGCCGCGATGCGCGCATCGAGCGGCAGGCGCTGCAGCTCCTCGGCCGAGAGGTGCAGGCGGTCCAGGGCATCGACCGCTGGTCCGGTGCCCGCAGCCGCCTGGCTCAGCCGCCGCGTCAGCTGCACGGTGGCCTGCTCGACCTGACCCATCGACACGCCCGCCAGATCGCCCGCCCGCTCCAGCACCTGAAGGCTGGCGACCGTCGTGCCAAGCGATTGTGCCATCTTGGCCTGCGCATCGACGGTCTGCAGGCCGGAGCGGATCATCGCGACCCCCGCCGCCGCCAGCGCCGCAGAGGCAGCAGCTGCGGCAAGCGTGGCGCGGCGGGCAAAAGCGGCAACGCGCGCATTCGCCATGTCCATCTCACGCGACAGCCGCCCGAACCCGCGCGCGCCTGCCTCGCCTACACCTTCCAGCTCGGCGCGGACCTGGTGGCCGCCTTCCGCCACGAGGCGGACAGATACCCTTTTCTCAGCCATCGTGGCGTCCTTCCATTTGTTCGTTCAGTTTGCGGACCATCACCGCCTCGATCTCGGGCAGCAGTTCGGCGGCGATCAGGGCGTTCACGCCCAGCGCCTGTGCGAGGGCGAGGGCCGCGCCCATGTCCCATCCGAGGACCGCGCCGGGGATGACCCGCAGCTGGCCCCCGAGGCGGCCGACCAGATCCCAGACCTGCCAGCCCTCCGGCGTCTGGGGCTGGTTCAGTCTTGCGGGGCAGTCCGGGCACGGCCCCGGGCATGCCGCACAGTAGCCGTCGCCGCCGCCGAAGGACCAGTCGGCGAGGGCGCGGAGACGTTTTTTTCCGCGTCCAGGATCAGGCCACGCGCGACGTATTGGGTCTGGAACGCCTCGAAGACCGGCCAGATTTCCAGAAGGGCGTCGATGCCCTCCGGCGAAACGGGGACAATGTTGCCCGCGTCATCGCCGACACCTTCCCAATCCAGCACTGCGCGGCGGGCCACGGACTTGGCCATGGCCAGCGCCAGTTCCTCTTGGGAAGCACCATCGGGCAGTCCTTCGATTGCCGGATCGACGCGGGCCGAAACCATAAGCGCGGTGGTCAGGGGGCTCACCAGCAGGCGCAAGCCGGGGGCGAGGTCCAGCCATTGCGGCGTGGCGGTCAGGTTCAGACGGATCATCAGTATGCCTCGATATCGTTGATAAGGGTTGCAGTGCACATGCGGGCGGGGCTGGTAGCTTTCGCCGCTTGCCAGTCAAAGGTGGCCTGCACGCCCTGCGGCCCGGAAATCTCGATCCGGGGGCGCGGCAGGTAGACGGCGTGAACGGTGAAGGAGAAGCTTTCGCCAGAGGGCAGGACGTAGGCGAAGCTGATCTCGCACGGATCGCCGTTGATCGCCTGCGTCACCAGCGTACTGTCGGCAAAGCGAACCTCAATCCGGCCGGTCAGCGCTGCGATGGACGGGTCTGCCCCGTCGATCTTTCCATCGCTGCGGATGGTCTCGATCCGGTCGAGGTTGTTGGCATAGGTGATTTCGGCGGAGACGACATTGCCGAGGGCGCTGCCATTGCGGCTGATCGCGCCGTTGAAATGTCCGAACCGCTTCAGGCCCAGTTCAGCAGGCGTGCCCGCGCCGCTCAAAGTGGCGATGGTCTCGCCTTGCGCCACCAACCGTGCGGTTGCGGTCAAAAGGCCGGAGCGCTGCACCTGCCAGGTTAACTGGTCCAGAACGCAACCCGAATACATCGCAAAGCGCGGCACCTCGGGCATGCCGGTCTCGATCGACATTGATGGCAGGGTCCAGCTGCCCGAGCGGAACTCATGGGTATAGGGGCCAACGCCAGAGGTGATCGGATCACCGAAGGCCGCCTTCAGCCAGAACCCGAAGGCCTCGGCGTCGATCGGCACCATGACATCGCCATCGGCCGTCACCGCGTCCTTGATCGGGGCGAGAGGGTCGCGGCCATAGCCGAGCAATTCGCTGTTCAAAAGCGGCTGCTCCGATCCCAGCGAAGTGCTGGCGAAGGGCATCTTGGTGAAACCACTGAGCGGCGGGGTGCCGTAAACTGTCTCATATGCAAGCGCCATTTGCGCCCGCGCGCCTTGCGCACGTGCCATGGGTGTCTCCTTTATGGTGGGGTGTCAGGCCAGCGGGCCGGTGGTGGTGTAATGCAGGACGACGGTAATCACCGCCGCTTTGAGCGCCGCAGCGCCCTCAACGGGCAGATCGACAGAGGCTGGGGCTTCGGGTTCGACCCAGTCGCAGAGGCCGCCGAGCGTGCGGTCGGTTTCCAGAGCCGTGCCGATGGCAGCGATCAGGCTGTCGAAGGCGCTGGCGCGGCCATTCGTTGCCTGGACGACCACTTCCAGTTCGGCGCGGTGCTGGTAGTGGTAGCGCAGCGGCGACAGCGTCACCTCCGGCTCGCCCGGCTGGCCATCGCGCAGGATGATCAGTCCCGCAGGTGGGATCCGCTCGGGCAGGACTTCATCACGCAGGACAAGGGCGGCAAACGGTTGCAGGCGCGCGTGAAGTGCGGCGAGGATGGTTTCGCGGGCAGTTGGCATATGTTATTCCAAGACTTATGGCTTCACCGACGGATGCTTCGCGCCCAGAGTGAGGGAGCTGCGCCTGAACGGCAGCGCAGTAAGCGAGCTTTGCAAAGCTATCGGTCCGGCGAGCGTTGATTAGGTGCTGTTAGCCCTTGGAAACTTGATAAGGTAGGCTGACATTCCTTACGCCCGCCCCTAGCGGGAACGTCAGCAACGATTGACGTAGCTTCGGGCCCGAGTTACTTGAAAGGTTCAAATCCATTAAATTATGAGTTGGATATACGAAATGGGATCAATAGGAGAATGGAATTGGGCAATCGCCGTATCTTCGGCCAGATACAATGCTGTCACAGTGCAAAGAATATTCTCAGAATGGCCAACTGAATGCGGTGAAATTCCCCCAGTCCATGAAATAATATTTTGCGCGAGCAATCTAGCTTTTGCGACTGAATTGTACCTGAAGTCAGCATGCGTTGCCTGCGGGGACAAACTGCCTCCCTTCGGGCATAAACTGGACACTATCTTTAACAACATACCGCGCTCTGACAGAGATTCTATAATTGATATTTATAATGAAAATTTCAAAGTAAAATATGAAAAACTAGATCGTGGGGAAATCTTGTTAAGGCTAAGCGATGAAGATCTCCCGAACGACAAAAGGCCAACAAATCTGATGGAAGTGCTTGCCCACTACTCAGGCAGCTACGAAGACTGGCGGTACATTTTCGCAATAAGCAAAAAGTCTAACCCATCAAATCTGCGCTGTTTTCATTATTCTCGCTTAATGTGCTTGTGTGAGGCCACTGATAAACATCTACAAAACAGATTTCCAGAAATTGTAAGATCCAAAGAAATAACAATCTTACAGTAAATTGAAAATGGTATGACCAAAGAGATCGTCCAATGTAGCGTCAGACCAGACATTCAAACGACCAAATTCAGATCAAAAGCCCTCAGAGGCGCATGCATGACAATCGTCGCGACAGTCTTAAAAGGGCCGCGAGAAGCCATTGAACTAGAAATTCCCGACGGCAGCTTCGCCCGCATTGCAGACGTCAGCCCAGTTGTCCCTCCACCCAGCTCGCCACGATCAGGCCCGGCACGCCATCCACCGCCCGCTCCGCATCCCGCGCCAGATCGAGCCGTTTGCGCAACTTCACCTGTGGCACCAACAGGAAGATCGGCACGGTTGCCACGCCGCGTCCGGTCTTGGACTTGGACGCGACCGCACGACCCTTCGAATTCAACCGCCCCTCGGCAACCAGCAGGCTTGGGCCCCTTCGGCGATAGATGAACCGAAGGCGCAGGCCGGTGCGGCGCTCCCATTCGCCGGGGGTGATCCGTCCACCCTTGCTGCTTTTGCCAGCGGCCGCAGTTGGGATCGCAAGCCAGAACCCATTCTTGGACCGGATCAGTGGCCCGGTGTCATGCGCGCCGATGATCACCGGCGCGTTGGACCAGACGAGCGCCGCCGCGTTCAAGCTGTCGCCGGATTTGGGGAAGCTGGCGAGGCGAATGGAGTTGCCAAGCCGGGTGCCCAGCCCCGCGCTGGTGATCTGCGTTCGCCAGGCGGATTTGAGACCGCCGCCCGCCTCGCGCATGGCGGCTGAGACTGCCTTTTCACCGGCGGCGATTTCTGCCTGCATCAAGGCGGCGATGTCGGGATTGATCTCGATCCTCAGCCTCATGTCGGTCGCAGGTCCAGCGTCCAGAACAGACGTTCCCTGTCGCGCACCGGTTCCCCCTGAATGGTGAAGCTGTCCGCCCCGATGACAATCAGATCGCCGGGGCGGGGATCGGGCAGGTCGGACACGCGCACATCCACCATCATGGTATCGCTGACGAAGCGCGCCGCACCGAATTCGGTGATGCGGTCCGGGGCGCGACGGATGACACGAATGGGCGTTTCCTCTGACGTGGTGGCCGAGATCCACAGGGCTGCCACCGCCATGCACGGGTTGGCATAGATGCGGCCCATGGCGGCGGCAAAGACATTCATGGTGGCCCCGTCAGTTCGACGTATGAATGCGGATCGCGATGCGCGGCCGCTTGTTGACCGGCAGGATCGAGGCCTCCGTCATCAGATCGATCCAGCGGCCCTTCTCGTCGAGATGCTGGCGGGCGTAGAGCGGCAGACCCATGGTGTTCGCAGCTTCCAGCAAGTTCGCCGGGCCGCCGTAGGTGGTGAAGGTGTCCATGGTGCCGAGCGGGAACGCGATGCCCTCGCTGGCGGGGACCAGCCGTTCGGTCGCCTTGGTGGAAAGCGTGACCGTGCCCGAGTATTCCTCGAACACAATCCCCGCGAAGGGGAAGTTGCGCCGCACATCCTGGCGCAAGGGCTGCGCGCCCGTGGCGGCATAGAACTTGTAGGCCTCTTCCGTCTTGGGATGCGCGATCAGCTTGTCGAAGAATTCCCGGCTGACGAGGGCATGCACATCGTTCATGCTTTCGCCCAGCAGGTTGTCTTCCATGGCGCGCAGGACTTCGCGCACCTTCCCCTGCACGTTGGTGCCAGCGGTGCCCAAGACAAAATCGACAGAGATTTGCGCCAGACCAAACTCGGTGAAGTAATTGTAGAGCGTGATGCCCGCACCATCCTTCACGATGCCGCGCAGCGCGTTCATCTCCATGTATTCGCGGGTCTGGGCGTGCTTGCGACGCATCAGCTGTAGCTTGCGGTTCATCACCTCGACCAGCGGGTCGGCGCCGTCGAACACGCCCAGCGCCGGTTGGCCTTGGATATCACCCGGCAGGATAACGTCATCATGCGGGATCCACGGCAGGGCAAAGCTGCGCATGGACCGCCCCTCGCGGGTGCCGACCGTTGCCGGGCCACCAAGGGGGACAGAGGGCAGCAGGTTCAGGACGCCCTCGTATTGCTCAATGATCACCGAGCGCTGGCTGACGCCCTCAAAACGGAAGAGGCCGATCTGGCCAAGGCGGGTGTAGAGGTTGGGCAGGATATTGATGGCCTGCGTCATCTCGGCCAGCGAATAGCCGCCAGCGTCAAAGGGATTGCGGACAAGGGTCATGGGGTGCTCCGGGGGAAAGAGGGATGGATGTGGATGCGCCGCGCTGGTGGGCGTCAGACGCCGTCGCGGGCGATGATGCCGACGGCCGCAAGCTGGCCGAGCTTGGTGGTGATCTTCGCGGCGTCATCGACGGTGCCGTCGTAGGCGAGGCCTGCGCGCGAGACGATCGAGGGGCCGCGCACGACCACAATGCCAGTGGCGTCCGCCAGCGTGGCATCAATGGCATAAAGGAGGACTGCGCTGGCTGTTTGCGCACCGTCCGTGCCACCGCTGGTGGCCAGCTTGTATTTGCCGCTGGCTGTGATGCGCCCGAGGACCGAGCCGACGGGATAGGGCATGCCGATCAACAGGGTGATGACTTCGCGGGTGTAGTTCGGGTTGACCTCATATTTGAGGACATCGCCCATGCTGGGCTGTTCCGTCAGGACGGGCATTTGTCAGTCTCCATGTTTTGGGGTGAGGGAAGTGGGCGCTGGATCAGCGCTTGGCGTCGGTCGCAGCCTTTTTGGCAGCTGCGATGATCGGGCTGTCTTTTGCAGCCGCCGCAGCCGGGGCGGTGGCGATGATGCCAGCGGCATCGCTGCGGGCGGCCAAATCGGCCAGGACGCGGGCGCGCAGGGCTTCGGGCTTCAACCCGCGCGCGACCGCGTCGGCCGCGTCAATGGTCACTCCGAGCCGGGCCGCCTGCGCGCAGACCTGTGCAACTTCTGCTGCTTCAATGCGAACTGCGTCGGCTGACATCGCCACCGGATTGGGCGCGTGTACGGCGGCCGCTGCAGCCGGAGCCGGTGGTGCAGCCCCGACTGGAGGTGTGTCGACGGTTTCTGCAGGTGTTTCAGGCGTCGTGGTCATCTGTGGACCCTTTCTGCTGGGGGGATTGGTGCCGCGGGGCGCGGCGGCGAAAGCGTGGAAGGCCGTGACGGGATCGGCGATATCGTCGGCAAGACCGGCAGCGATGGCATCGGCACCGCGAAACACAGCCGCTTCGGTGGCAAGTGCGGCGGTATCGCTGAGCCGATCCCCGCGACCGGCGGCGACGGTTTCGGCGAAGAGGAAGCGGACTACCTCCAGCTCGCGCTGCATCTGGTCATGCACCGCCTCGGGAAGCGGCTGGTACGGATTGGCGTCGATCTTGTGGAGCCCAGCATGGATCAGGGTGACGGCAATGCCCTTCTGGTCCAGTGCGCCGCTCATATCCGTGTGCAGCGCAACGACACCGATGCTGCCGACAGCACCGGTGCGGGGCAGAATGATGCGGTCGGCCTGAGAAGCCAGGACGTAGCCAGCGGACAGCGCGTGTTCGGCCACGAAGGCGTTGACCGGCTTTTGCACCCGGGCGGCGCGTATGCGATCTGCCAGATCGAAGGCGCCCGCCACCTCGCCGCCAAAGCTGTCGATGTCGAGCGCAATGCCCCGCACCCCAGGGTCGGCAAGCGCCGCCTGCAACTGCGCTGCGATGCCCTCGTAAGAAGTAAGGCCGGAGGATTGTCCGATCCATGCCCCGCGATGCACCAGCGTTCCGGCAATCTCGATCACCGCGATGCCGTCCACCACCGCGTAAGGCTGGGTGCCATTACGCTGGTGGCGCTGCGCAAGGTCATTGCCGAACAGCGACGCCCGGGCGGGCAGGCTGGCGGCTGTCTGGTCAGCAGCTTCCACTTCAAGCCCATGGAAGGTGATTTCCTGCCTCATGATGCGAGGCCCCAGCCCGGACAGAAACGCCAGCGCCTTTGCCGGGTCTACCATCAGCGGGGTATTGAAGACGCGCTGGGCGATCTGGGCGTGGTGCATCATGGTTCTTCCTTGGTATCAGTCTTGTCTTCACCATCTTCTGGCGCGTTGTCGTCCTCGGCAGCGCCTTGCTTGCCGTCTTTGCCGCTGGCAGCGCCCGGCCCCTGCGCCGGAGATCCCGGTCGCCGAAAGTCGAGACCCAGTGACAATTCGCGTTTGCGTTCAGCAGCAATCTCGCGATCGACCTGTTCGGCGTCATAGCCGCGTTCAGAAATGGCCTGCGTTCGAGATTTCAGACCGGACTCGATCTGCAGGATCTCTGCCGAGGCATCCTTCATCGGATCGATCCAGTCCCATTTGGTCGGCAACCAGGCACAGGCCTGATACTTGCGCCGCTGTTGATCATAGCTGGGCAGATCGATGGCACCCGACAGCACCGCGATATCCATCCAGCGTGCCCAGACGGCACGGCAAAGCTGGAACACCAGCACGCCATGCTGCCAGGCCGAGATGCGGCGGCGGAATTCGATCAGCGATATCCGTGTGTTTGAGAAGTTTCCCTTCGCCGTGTCGCCGGTCAAATAGCCGTAAGGGATGCCCAGCGCCGCCGCGACTTGCAGCAAGGTCCGGTATTGGAACAGCTCATAGGTGCCACCAGAATCTGGCGTGGCAGGCGTCGAGACGTCCTCGCCGGGATCAAGCCGTACGACTTGGCCGGGTTCAACCTCCAGATCGTCCTCGGTCGGTTCCAGCGGGGTTTCCGGGGCGGGCGAGGTGATGAACATCGCGAACATCGCCGCGATCTTTTTGCGTTCCAGCTCCGCGTCGTCATAGAGGTCCAGCGTGAACAGCTTGACGATTGCGGCGGCAAACCGCGACACGCCGCGCAACTGGCCTGCTTCCACCGGGTCGAGGACGTGGATCACGTCGGCGGCCGGGACGCGGACGGTTTCCCCAGATAGCCCCGGATCGGTCAAATCACCGGGATGGCGGCGCAGAAAATGATAGGCGACGCGGCGACCGATGCCGTCGAATTCGATCCCCTGCCGGATCAGCCCCGCGCCGGGCAGCGTGCGGTTCATGTCGAGGGGTAGCATTTCCGCGGGGAGCATCTGCAATTGTAGCGGCACGGTCAGACCGTCTTCCGCCCGGCGGGGCCGGATGCGGAAGAAGACCTCGCCCGACAGAAACACCTCTCGGGCGGCCCGGCGCTGCAAACCGTATAAGTCGGTCAGGCCTTCCGCGTCAGCGTCATCGGTCCAGGCCAGCCACAGCGCCTGCAGTTCTTCCTTCTTGGCCGCATCCGCGATCGTAGATGAGGGTTTGATCCCATCGCCGACCACATTGCTGGCGAAGCTTTCCACCGCATTCGCCGCATAGCCATTGTTCCGAACCAGCCAGCGGGCACGGGCGGTAATGGTGTCGCCAGAGGCCGCGATCAGCGTATTCACATGCGCGCGTGATGCTCGGAAGCCCCGCAGGCGACGATGGGCTTGGGCTGCATCAAACCCGCCAATGATCGAACCGATGCGCTGACGGAAAGCCTCGAACGCCATGGATCACAGACCCTTTGAGGCGACAGTGCCCCAGCGGCGGCGACGCCGGGTGCCGGAAGCGGCAGTGGCAATCCGACCTTCCAGATCGGCAATCGCATTCGCCAGTTCTGCGTCCGACCCATAGTTGATCGACTTGCCATCATAGCTGACCGAGCGGACGCCCGCGTAGCGCGCTTCCTGCAGTGCCGCCAGCAAGGCGCGCATCCGTTCCAGATCCATCTCAATCCCTCATGAAGTTCGGTGTGTAGGCCCGGCGTTTGCGCCGTGGCATCGTTGGTGTTCCGGCCTTGGGTGCGGTCGTGGCCTCTGATGGTGCCGGAGTTGCCACAGGCATCTGATGCTTGGTCTCCACCCCGGCCTGTTCTTCCAGCCGTCGCCAGGTTGCCTCATCCCAGCGATCCGCGCCCATGATCCATGCCGCAGCGCGGGCATAAACCCGGCAGTCCAGCGCCTCGTTACGCTCGCGCATTTTCTGCCATTCGGGGTGGCTGTAGCCGCGCTTGTTGCGCACGGTGACGAGCTGTTCGGCCACCAGTTGCTTCAGCCATTCGGTGTCGATCCAGTCGGGTAGATGCACTGTGCCGGGCGCATCACAGATGCCCAGCGCCCGATCTTCATCCGAAGGCCGTTCCAGCCGAAGGAAGCGGTAGGTCTCGGTCTTGAACGTCGCCGTGGCCACGGACCAGAGCCGCGCGCCCCGGCGCAGGCGTTTACCGCCGATGGTCGCATCGACAAAGGTCGGCCCCGACACCGGCGTGGCCCGGTTGAAGCCTTCCAGCCCTTTGATTGGCGAAACCTGGTCGAACCCCTGTTTCCGCGCCCATGCATACACAGCTGGGGCTTCATAGCCGGTGTCGATCGCCAGCTTGCCGATCACCATCACAGCACCATTGGCGCAGGCCCAAGTCCGCCCCAAGAGGGCGGTCAGTTTGTCCCAGCACTGTGGATCGTCGGGACCGCCCGCGATGACGATGTGATCCACGAGCCAGCTTGTCCTGTCCCGGCCCCAAGCCCAGACATCGACCTCGATGCGGTCCTTCTGCACATCGACACCGGCGGTCAGGAACAGACCACCGACAGGGACCTGCACACCACCATAGGCTTCGCGCCGTTCTGCCAGCCGCTGCCATTCCGGCGCGTCGCCACTTTCGACCCATGTCTCGCCCAGCAGGGTGTTGCGTGCGGCGCGCAGCATCTCCTCCGAGCCTTGGGCGGCGAGCCAGTCCCGCGCGATCTGTTGCCAACTCTTCCAGCCCAGCGGCGAGTACAGCGCCGAGATGTGGAAACCGATGGAATGCGGGTCGGCAGACACAGCGGTGGCCCGCCATTCGCCCCGCTCCAGCATCTGCGTCTTGTGATGCTCCGCGATGGGTTTTTCGCACCCCTCGCAGTGATAGGCCGCCGTATCAGGCCGCCCCTTGTCCCAGCGCAGGCGTTCAAACTGCAGCCATTGCATCGTGCCGCAATGCGGGCAGGGCACAAAATACCGGCGCTGATCGGATGCCTCGAACTCGCGCTCGATCCGGCTCAGACCCCGGATCGTCGGGGTCGAGACCATGAACACCTTGCGCCGGTGCGAGAAGGTGGTGGTCCGGGCCTCGGCCAGTGTGACCGGATCGCCTTCCTCGTCTGCGGACGCTGGATAGGCGTCGACCTCGTCCAGAAAGATGTAGCGCGCAGGCATCGACCGCAGGCCAGTCGCCGAGTTCGCGCCAGTCAGCACCAGAATGCCGCCGGGAAACTCCTTCGACAGCATCGAGTTTCCCGCATCGCGCGACCGGGCTGGATTGACCAGCGCACGCAGCACCGGACTTTCAGAGATCAAGGGGTCCAACCGTCCACGCGAGGTGCGCTTGGCCATTTCCACCGTCGGCAATACTGCCAACATCGGCCCGGGTGCGTGGTGGATTACGAAGCCGATCCAGTTGTTGCCAGCCTCGGTCGCCCCAACCTGCGCCGCTTTCATGAACGAGATGCGCTGCGCCGGGTGGCGGGGCGACAGCGCATCCATGATTTCGCGCAGATAGGGCGCTCGCGCGGTGCGATATCGCCCCGGTTCGGCCGCAGCACGCGACGACAGCCAGCGATGCGCATCCGCCCATTCCGACACCGTCAGGTCAGGATCCGGGCGCATGCCTTTGCGCCAGCTGCGCAAGATATCCTCGGCCCCGTCAAACCCCAGATCGAGGTCTGCGGTCAGGTCATCGCTGGCCGTGTTGTCGCTATCCGAGGCTGACCCGGAGATCGGCGAGGGCTTCGAGGTGCTGTCTGACATGGGCTTCCAACACCCTCTGCAGGATCGCGGCCTCGATGATCACCGGTCGCTCCGGTCGCACCGGTTTGCCGGATTGTTTTTCCACCTCCGCGGTTATTTCGGCCGCCATCAGTGCGGCCACTCTGCTGGGCCAGGTGACCCATGTGTCGCGTTCCTGCCGTGCGAGGCGAAACACCAGTGCTTCGGCGCGCGCGCGATCAACCAGCGTGCCCTTCTTCTTCTGGATGCCAAGCTGCTTGTCCTGCGCCTGGTAGACCGTCAGCGCGGTGCGGGCTTTCAGGTAGGACGAACTGTCGGCGGGGCCGCTGAAGCTGCTATCGCCGCCACCGGTGCTGCGGCGCTGCTGGTCGGGGTCGGTCATGTCGGCCCGGCGCACATCGGACGCCGCCGCATTGATCGACCCGTCGCTGTAAACCACCAGCCGACTGGCTTTGCGAGCTTTCTGGATCGCCCCGCGCGAGAGGCCGGAATGGGCGGAATACTCGCGTTCGGACATACCTTCCATGGCGATTGCATTAACCTCAAGATATTGGAATTAAACGGAAATAACGATCTTATTCAGTTGATTACACTCCGCGATAGAGCGATTCATGGTGCGAGGCAAACGGGTGTATCGCACCCCTTACATGAGGATCGGAGAACACCGTGCGCGCACAGGAAAAGATGGGACACAGCTCGATGAGCGACGGATGGCGGGGCCACACCAGCGCCGCGCAGGAGCGGGTGAACTGGGTGATGGATGAAGTCATGTCGGGGCGGATGAGCCAGGCCGACGGGATGGTCGAGATGGCACGCGCCCACGAGATGATGCGCGAGGAAGCCTGCGCGCGCGCGACCCACCCTGAGCACCGCTGGGAGGAGTGATCATGGCCAAACGCAAATCCACCCCCGAGGCCGCCCGCAAAGCTTTGATCCTCGATATCGCCCAGCGCCGGTTCTTCATCGAGACGCTGGAGACCCGCAACCGCGACCGTCTCGATTTCCACGATGTCGCCGTCTGGGCAATCCGCGACGCGCTGGAAGAGGCCTTTGAAGCCGGACGCCGTGCCGCAACACAACCCTGAAAGGACAAGATCATGACCGCCACCTCCACCATCCGCATCGACATCGACACGCTGCCCGATCATCTCGACCGCAGCCGCCTGAACAGCGTCGCCGCCAGCATCGAGGACGCGCTCAAAGAGGCAGGCGTCCGCGCTGATTGCTCGGACCTCTTCTCGCACATCAAGATCGACCTGCCGACAGCACAACTGGCCGCCGCCAGCACCGTGCTGGTCGAGCTGCAGTTGATCTGAGGTAGGGCCATGAGCACCCGCGCGCAGATTGCCATCCAGACCGGGCCCGACGAATGGGCGCATGTCTATGTCCACTTTGACGGCTATCCCGCCCATATGCTGCCCGCGCTGGCGCGCTGGAAGCCCGAGGACATCCTTGCCGCGCGCGAGATCCGGCAGGTCACGCCCGAGGCACTGGACTGCTTCAGCCCACCGCGCGATCCGCACATCCTGCCGCGTCCGACGCAGGAGTTTGCCCATCTTTACATGTGGATCGGCTGCCAGTGGGTGACCGTTGTGCCGAGGGTAGATGCGGCCAGTGTCTAATCATAACACATCGATATTGCTTGTTATTGCCTACACTAACCACCCCGCCAGAGCGATGGTGATTACACTAAAACCATGCAACTCACCCCCGGAGACCAAGCCATGACCATCCGCCGCGCCGCTGACAATTCCAAAGCCCTCGACGCATTCATGACCACCAAGTTCCAGATCGACGCAATGCTGGAACGCTTGAAGGCCCTGAGTGACGACCATTTCGAGACCCACCCCGACGAGATCAACTGGGGCGATGTTGGCTCCCTGAATTACTACGCCAGCCTGCTGAGCCAGATCACCGACAGCGCGTTCAAGGAGGGCGAACATGCCGCTTGATCCCGCCCAGCGCCACCATGTCGAACAGGACGCGATCACCGCCGCGTGGGAGGCCGAACGTCTCGTGGCCTGCGACGATGCTATCGCCTTGCTGCGCGAAATCGCCGATCTGGAACGCGACGACGATGGTGATGTGATCATCGGGACCGATGCCGATGGCCACAATGACCTCATGTCCCGCATCACTGCTTTCCTTGCTACCCACGACCAATAGGAGGAACCTGCCATGACGAAACTCACCGAAACCCAGACCATTATCCTCAGCGCCGGGGCCCAGCGCCCCGAGAACATTGCCCTGCCGCTGCCGAAGGGGTTGCACGGTGCAGCGGCGAAGATGGCCGTCACCAAGATGATGGAACGCGGCTGGCTGCAGGAGGTCGACGCCAACCTGCGCCGGAATGAACCGCTCTGGCGCGAAACCGGCGATGGGCACGGCACGACGCTGGTGGTCACCGATGCCGGGTTGCTGGCCATCGGGATCGAACCGGTGGTCGTCAAGACCTTGGTCGCCATCCGCGAACATGCCGCAAAGGCAACGCCACCGAAGCCGCCGACCCTGCGCCCCGGAACCAAGCAGGCGATGTTGATCGCGATGCTGCAGACCGATAAGGGTGCCACCATCGCCGAAATCGTCGCAGCGACCGACTGGATGTCGCACACCGCGAGGGGCGTGATTTCCGGGGTGCTGAAGAAGAAACTGGGGTTGGCGATCACTGCGACGAAGGTCGACGGCAGGGGATCGGTGTATCGGATCGGCTGAGGTCGCGATGGGCTCGATGTGTCTGTGTTGTCGTGATGTCATTCATTTGCTATGAGACAATATAGCAGAACGCTGGGTCAACGGCGCTGCTTATCCGAAAGTTTAAAATATGACACTTTTGAAGTTGGCTGCATATGAGCAGCCGCTTAAGTGGGCAGCCCTATTGCTGGGCCTGTTAAGCACGGTTTCCATCGTTCAGGATTGGCAATTGGCGGCTATGATGTTTGGCTTACCATTTTGCTTGATCTGGATTTTCTGCGGCTGGCTCCGGACAGAGCCTCAGCTGAAACACATCAATATAATCTTCTCGGCCCTCTATGTGTATGGGATATTTCGATACTTCTTCATCAACGCTTAACAGCGCCAGAGGCCGCAACGCCTGATCTTCCGTTTGTTTGTCCAGTTTTGTTATTCAAAGTTGCGCGAGGTAAAGGCCGCTTGGTCCGCACAGCAGGCATCGGCGGTCTTCTTCAGCAGCGTCACTTTGGGACGACCGTTGCCACTCTCCCCGTCGCCATCTCCCACCGCCGCACGGCGACGTCGCAATAGACCGGGTCCAGCTCCATCGCATAGCAGCGCCGCCCAGCGCGTTCGGCGGCGACGAGCTGGGTGCCGGAGCCGCAGAACGGTTCATAGATCAGGTCGCCGGGGTTTGAGAACGCGGTCAGCACCGCTTCGACCAACGCCACCGGGAACACCGCCGGGTGCGATCCGGCAGCACCCAGTCCGCCCTTGTGGCGCATGATACGGAACACGCTGTCGGGGATGCGGTGGCTTTGGATCGCGTTGCCGGTTCCGGTCTTGGCGTGGACGGTGCCGTCGGCGCCGCGCAGCCCACCGCCGCCGAGGGTTTCGCCCGCGTGTTTGGACGGGACAGTTTTGTGCGGTTTGCGGGGAGCGCGGTTGAAGTGGAAAATGAACTCGTGCGAC